AATGTCTTCTAGGTCTTTTTCTTGGTTGATCTCTTTCAACAAAGTCTTTAAATTTTCTAGCCATTTTCCTGTGATCTGTCTATGAGCGCATAACTAATAGAACCTGTAATTGTGTTTGCACTTCCTGCTTCTATTTTAAGTACATCGTTCGATTCCATATTTAAACTTGAGGTTATCATATTTGTAAAATTTTTATTTAATTGTGCATGACTAATCTCTACAGCCGAGCCACCAGATTTTTGTAAATAAAGATCTACATCAACATTGGATGCTGCCTTGTGGCTTGCTTGTACAGATTTTATAATAATAGTTGCATCAGCTGGGCAACTTAAAACATCAGTTACATTAGTATTTGTTAAATCAAATGTTGTACTTTTATATCTAATTGTCATTGCATAAAGTAATTAAACGAATCTTGTTCATTTTTCAAGTCTTGTTGAAAAGAAGTATTTAATTGATTTTCAATAGTTGCAAGTCCTTGGTTTATTTGTCTAAAGCCTTCTACTGTATATTCTTGAGGAGGTTCCGGAACATATACATTAATTTTAGCCATTATCTTCTTCCATCTGCATTAACATCTGCTCTAAATGTACCAAATCTCCAGGTTTCATTAACAGCTGTATTTTGTATTTTTATATTTGCAAGTCTTCCTCTAGCTCTTGTATCTATTTTTTGTGTTGTAGAAGTAATAGTAAAAGGACCTAATTGAGATGAAGTACCACCGTCTATGGGAAAATTTTTTAAAAATATAGTAACTATTGCGTTACCTTGTAGATTTTTAAAATCTGGTAAAAACCTACTTAGTCTTAATATATACTCTCCATCACCCTCTGTAGGTAAATCAAAATCTCCTGATTGTATATAAGCAGGTATAGCTGTTGTACTTCCATTTAGTGCTACTTCATTATTTCCTACTTCATGTGCATAATATAATGAAGATCCAAAGGTATTAGTTGCTCCACTTAAATTAGATATTGTTGGAGTATTAGTTGTAGTATATTCAGTTGCATAAGGCACTGCATAAGTACTTGCATCTGCATAAGAACTTCTTGCAAGACTCATTGTTGACCAAGTATTTTCTACATAATTATAAACTACTGCTCTATTGTTTTGTGTTGCAGGGCTTCCAGATGGTGTGCCTGCAGGATAAAACCAAACGATTTCATTAAATAAAGAATTATGTGAAGCATAAATAATTTCATTAGATGAATAATTAATACCTATGTTTGATCCGGTGGTCGTGAATACAAAGTCTTCTACAAGTGATGGAAGTAATTTAACCGTACCATCAAAGACAAAGAATCCTCCTCCAGAGCCCATCCAATAAACTCTACCATCAGAGTAAACAACTGCGTGTTGGCCTATACATCCACAGTTAGAACCTACTTGTCTTATTGAAAAAGTAAACGGAGGACCAACAAATTGCATAGTATAAGCAGCTTGATCAGTTAAAATTAAGTTATAGTCTTTACCAGAAACTGCAGCTACAATTTTATTACCTGTATCCAATCTAAAGGTACCTGCTGTATTAACTGATGTTGGTTGATAAACACTGTAATTTTCTTGGTCACTAAATCTAATAAACATTGGATCTTGCGTATTTGGATCTCCAATTGTTGTTTCTGTTCCAAAATGAACAAGGTGTCTATCTCTATCCGATACTAAAGTTAATCTTGTTGCTGTTGGTGCATTTGACATAACAGCTGCTCTTATATCTAAAGGATTAGATACACCTGGATTCCATACAAAAGTTTTACCGTCTTTAACAGTTGCAATTAATTGTTGACCAAAGTTATCTAAGGACCATGTACCAGGATCAAGAACAACTGAAGAAGTTGTAGAACCTGAACCCCAAGTTAATCTACTCCATGTACTTGTACCCCAACCATAACCATAAGTTTGAATTGTAGGCCCTATCTCTTCGTAAGGATTAATAGTAGCACCACCTGCAGTAGACATACCTGTGCCAGTTTCATTAGATTTCATTTGTACTGTAAAAGTACTTGTAGTTGGTACAGTTAATATTTCATAAGTAAAATCTTGAAAATTAGCAACTGTGAAACCTGTTGCACCACCTCCTGGTAATGATACAGAAGTAAATGTAATATACTCACCAACATCTAAACCATGACTAGTTTTAGTAACGGTTACTACATTTGAATTTTGTGTTGATGAAAAAGTTGCACCAGTTATTGCTGTTGCAAGTGGTGTAATATCGTAAAATTTATCTTCATAGTAAATATATAATGCTTTAGATGTACCGAGAGCTGCATATCTTTTACCTTCTAAATCAGTCCAAGTATGTTGAGCCCTTGTGGGTCCTGAAATAGTTTCCTGTCCAATCGCAGTATAACCACCAATTTTTTCAGGTTGACCATATCTAAATCTTACAAAATCACCATCTATCCATTGTCCTTCTGCTCCTGAGGGTGTGTCTGCTTTATTAAATCCAGGTACTATTTTTACATTTCTTAAAGGCATGCAGCTATTTTACATCATTTTAGAGCTTCATCCAAGTCGCAGGGTTAGGTATTGTATTAAGATACTCTTAAAAATCTATATTGAATTTCTCCATTACCACCAACACCACCATTAGTTTCATAAAACGTACCAGCTCCTGCTAAACTTACTTGAGCAGCTCCACCTCCACCACCAGAACCTCTAGTACCTGCTCCACCGGCAGTACCTGTTCCAGAAGAAGATCCTCCAGCTCCACCATTTACATTACTTGAATATGAGGCAGCACCAGTGGATCCACCTATTCTACAGTTATCTCCGCTACAGTTTCCATTATTTCCTCCGACAGCACCATTACCAGATTGATTAAAAGAATTTACAGGTCCACCATTTAAACTTGTTACATTTACAGTAGATCCATTTGAATCTCTAAAAGTTCCTGAAGTAATAGCTGTACCATTAATAGTTGCTGAACCAGCAGACCCTGCAATGTTATTTCTAAGAGGTGACCCACTTGAAGCACTTGCTCCACCACCTGCAGCTAATATAAATATTGATCCACTGCTAGATGCAGAAAGAGTTGAACTTGATCCAGCACTTGCTGACCCATTAAATTTACTTGATTGACTATTTTGTGCAGCACCACCTCCACCTATTGCATAACTTATAGTTTCTCCTTGTGTTACACTAAAAATTTTATCAGATATAAAAGCACCAGATCCGCCACCAGCACCAGCAGATTCACCACCTGCTTGATCGTAAGCAGCTCCAATCATAGCACCACCTCCACCACCAACTGCAGCTTGAATATGTATTGCGTTGGCTTGAGCCGGAACTGTAAATGTTCCTGAACCTGAACTTAGTGTTGCAAAAGATGTTGCTTCAAAAGCACTAAAGACTAATTTCCAGACACCAGAAACTTTACCGTAAATTTCATCAGCTTCTTTCCAAACACCTGATACTTTGCCATAGGCGTTATCTATTTCTTCAAATGTTCCAGAAACTTTGCCATAGGTATTAGCCATTTAAACTCCTATGAATATTTAAACCAAATGTCTCCATCACTTCCTCCTGATGGACTAGATGTACTTATTGTAAATTTTCTTTGTAACTTAGCAGCAGTTACAGCATTGTCTCCAATTTTTGTAGACGTTACTACAGCCGCAGATATTGAAGCACTGACAACTGCATTGTCTGCTATTTGGGCACTTTGAATTGCATCATCCGCTACTTTTGCATTCGTTACTGCATCATCAGCAATTTGAGCTGTTCCAATACTGCCTCCTAAAGAATCTAAAGAAATTTCAGTTATACTACTACCATTAGAATAAGCTGCATATATTTTTGATGCATCTAAAGTAAAACCAGATCCTGAAGCAGTTTTAATTGTAAGGTTAGTAGGGTTAGTGATTGAAGTACAATCAAAGATGTAAAATTTTTCTATTGAATCTGGTATTGTAACTGTTGTTGCACCCGATAGTGTAACAGATGCAAATTTAATTACCATATTTCTTGCAGTAGAAATAGAAGCATTACTCATAACTAAAGCAGTAGTAGAACCACTTGAAAGAGTAATTGATTGAACACCTGCTATTGCTTGTTGAACAAGTTCAAGATTAGTATTTGTTTTAGTTCCCCATGTACCCGAGTTTTCACCCGTGGCCATTAACTCTAGTTTAAGATCTGATGAAAATGTTGATGCCATAATTTTGTATTATACCTTGTTTAAGCAGCCTTATCAACTTCTGTCCAAGTATTAGAAACTCCTTTATTTACTTCAGTCCACGTATTTGTAACCCCTGGATCTATTACTGCCCATGCAGTTATAAAAGGAATACCAACACTTCCTGTTAATTCAATACCTGTAGGAATTACAGTAGCATTAGCAGTTGTTGTAACAGAACCTACTGATGTAGCTAGCTGTTGTCCGGTGACCGAGATTATTGAGTTTGGAGTAATTGTTGATTGACCAAGACTCGATGTTAATTGAATACCAGTAAGGTTAACAGTTGCATTAGCTGATGTTGTAACTGAACCAATAGAAGTATCTATTGCATGATCAACACCGGTTATAATAGTTACATTACCAGCAGCACTTACAGAGTAAGTTCCAATAGTAAGGCCTAACTGTTGACCTGTTAAAGTAACTTCTACGTTAGGTAATATTTGTTGGCCAATACTAGAATTTAATTGTATACCAGTTAAGGCTACGTTAGCATTAGTTCCGCCTAATGCTGCAATGGGTGATTGTGCTAATGCCGTTATCCCAAGCATCGATTAAGCTCCTTTTTTAAGTTCGTCTATTTCTGCTTTTAATTCTTTAATAGCATTAACTAATACTGGAACTAAATGTTCGCCTTTGTATTTTAAATGT